TTTTCTTATCATAAATACATATCATTACAACCACCGCCAGTTAGGTAAAAGCTCTACTTTAGTAACACTGCCGCTCCACTCTATAATATTTTCACCGGGTTTCAGTTTTAAAAATTCACCGGTCATCTTCCCATTTAAATTATTTCCAGCATCATCATAGCAATCCTTTATAGCTGAATTTATTATGACTTTTTCAGATACTTCTTTAAGACTTATCTGCTCTCCATTTATTTTAAAAACTATATCACCAGAGCCATAAATACTTATTACAGGTTCACTTTCAATGCTTCCTGGATTGGTTACAGCTGTACCTGATGTATTTATGATTGCCGCAGTATTTTCCACTGCATACTTAAAAGGTCTGCAGTTAAATACTATTGGAAACTCGCTAAAATACTTATAAATCTGTTTAAAGTCAATAACATTTACTACTTGAGCAATGTACTTTTTATCAGCTTGAAAACTAAATATCAAGTCACTTTCACCTGTTTCAAAAAGCCAGGCTTTTATATCATCAATCTTATTTGCTAGGTTTTGCTTATCCTGTATTGAACATTCAACAGTTAGTGTTATGTCCTCATAAGTCTTTTCATCGAATCTTAAATTAGAATCTCTGCCGGGAATATTTATTGTATTTATCCTGCGTTTTGGAGAAGGAAGGTTTGGTCTTTGAGCTATTAAAATTCTAAAGTCATCATAACTATTTTTACCACCAAAATCAAAACTAAGCATCCTAAGCCCCTCCTTTTCCCATAGCAATTCTCTGCCGATAAAATTCTAGTTCATAAGCAAGCTGCTCAATATCTTTTTCAGTGTTGTTAACAAAGTTTTCAATGTGAAGCGTTAAGGTATTTTTATCGTCTGCATTCTTACCTTGTCTTGATGTATCATTAACTGGCACTGTCATAGCTCCCATTTTAGTATTCACTTTCATATCTAAAGACAGCCCCTTTATAGCCTCCGATACAACATACTTACTTTTATTTATACCTTCTGCTAATCCTGACATGAAATCCGGCATCCAGCTTTCATAATCAGTAAGTGGCCCTTCATCTGGAACAGAAAAGTGAAGATAGCTTCTTATTTTAGCTGCTAATCCACTTACTGCATCTTCAACTTTTCCTACTGCAGATTTTATTCCATTTACAATTCCTTGTACAAAATCTGCTCCATAGCTCCACGCCTTACCTGGCAAGCTAGCTAAATAGCTTAAGGCATTGTTAATACCACTTTCTATGGAGCTTCTTACATTTACTATGGTGCTGTTTACTCCATCTTTCATTTTTGTAAACATGTCAGATCCATAGTTATATAACCTGCTTGGCAATTCAGCAAACCAAGTTAAAAGAGCATTCCAAACATTTATAGCTCCTTCTTTTATGTTTCCACAAAGATTGATTACTGTTTCTTTTAACTTAGTCCAAGCACTTACAGCAACTCCTTTTATAGCTTCCCATATATTTGTTAGAGCTGTCTTTATATTATTCCATATGTTTTCTATATCAGATTTTAGCTTTGTAAAGTTTCCTGTAACTATATCTAGAACTATAAGTACCGCACCTAAAACAATGTTTTTTATGAGGTCCCAGGTGTTCTGAAATATAGTTTTATAAAAACTTAAGGCTGGCTCTAGGAAAGTTTTAATACTGTTAAGTCCACTGCTTATAGTGTTTTTTAAGTTTTCCCAAGTAGTTAGTGTTGCAGTTTTTACATTTTCCCAAGCATTCATTATGGCTGTCTTTATATTATTAAATACAGTTGTAGTGGAATTCCATAGTTCTGTAGCTTTAGCCTTTATAGTATCCCAATGTTGGTATATTAACACTCCAGCAACTATAGCCAATCCAATCCCAATAATCCAAGGATTAAACACTATCCCTAAAACTTTTGACATACCACCCAACTCACCAATAGCAGTTGACACCTTACCAAAGGCCCCAGATATATCACCAACAGCTTTTACTACACTACCTAATCCGATCAAAGCAGGGCCCACTGCTGCAACTATAGCACCTATAACAAGTATTGTCTTTTGTGTACTTTGGTCTAACTTTCCAAAGGTTTGTATCCATTCGTTTAACTTAGTAATTATAGGAGTTATTATCGGTAGTATATTTTGTCCCATTGTAGCACCAAGTTCTTTTAAACTCTCTTGAAACACTCTCATTTGGTTAGCTGTGCCAGCACCTGTACGTTCAAAATCACCATGCGCATTTTTCGTTTTTTCCAGAACATAGTTATATCTAAGTTGAACCTTTTCCGCTTCAGTCATGTCTTGAGTTTTCTTTTGTATTCCTTTGGAATAAGCATATTGTTGCAAATTAGTGTCTGTCATTACTACACCTAACATTTTTAAGCTTTCTGTTTCCCCAGTGAATATACCATTTATAGCTTCTTCCGCTTGTTTTATATCAATATTTTTAAATGAACTTAAGTCCCCAGCTAATCCAACCAAAGACATAGACATTTTACTTGCCTCAACTTGGCTTAATCCCATACTTGTACCCATATCTCCAAAAAGGGAAGACATATCTAATGCAGTGCCTTTAGCTATACCAAAGCTTTTTAAGGTAGTATTTGACCAATCTTCAACAGTTTTAGCACTACTACCAAATGCAACTTCAACCTTATTTGTACTTTCGTTCATATCAGATGCTAAGTTTATACTGGCGATCCCTGCTGCAACTAATGGAGCAGTTAGTGCTAATGAAAGATTAGATCCCACATTACCGAGCCCTTCACCAACGGATTTCATCTTACTCCCTACACCATCAAGACTTTTACCTAAAGCGGTCCATTTACTGCTTTGCACTTCTATTTCCTTGTTGGCCTTTAAAAGTTCATTTTCCATTTGTGAGAGAGCTTGTTTAGCCTTATTTAATTTTATTTCAAGTTCTTGAGTAGCTCTGCTATCTTTACCTTTAGTTTCAGCACTTTTAGTATAAGCCTGATCTAATGAACTTACCTTTTGTTTTTGAAGTTCCATGGATTTAGCAAGACTTTCTGATTTTAATTTAAGGCCTTCAAGTCCTTTTGCATTTTCTCCAAGTGCTGCAGTGTTAGCTTTAAACTCACTATCAAGAACTCTGAGATTTCTATTTATACTGCTTATACCATTTTGAAAACCACTTGAATCTAAACCTATTTTTACCGCTAAACTTCCAAGTTCCTCAGCCAACTCTCTCACCACCTATCTACTCTAGATTTCTTACAATATATTTAAAACAGCATTTAAGTTCTGTTTGTATTCCTTATTAGCTCTGTAAATCAAAATATCAAAGTAATAGAATATATCCATTTCATCAATATCAGTTAAGGTCCACCCCTGCTCTAAAAGCTGGGAATAAATTTCTTTCATAAAATCAAGCGGAGATAGCTTTTCATCACTATCTCCGCTTACTTGTTTGGGAATTCCTTTAATTTACTGCCCATAGTTCCTACTATTCCATTTATGCTGTTATTAAGAGTTTCTATAAGTTTATCTGCATCAAGCCCATCATAAAAATCATCTCTGCTGAATTTATTACCATAAAGTTCTACTACAAAATCAACTAAGCCATCCAAATCCTTAGTTTTTAGATTGTTAAAATCTATGTTTTCATTTATCTCAATGGCTTTCCTAAGCATCCTTGTTTTCACCTTAGGCATCACATAGGTTTTATTATTTAATGCTATTTCCACAATTAATTCCTCCAATCTTTGATATTAAGCTACCGGAGCATACACATTAGTAAACCAAGTAGCTCCACCTGTAAATCCACTATCTTCATCAGCAGTGTACTTCCACTTACCATCTGCTCTTGTAAGAAAAGTACCTTTAAGTTTTGGTGTTTGGAATTTAGTTTTATCTTCCTGAGTTGAGTGTTCTTCTTCTGGTTCACTGAATTTACCCTTAAGAAGCCATGAGATAGGCAAGACTGCGCCTTAATGGATTACTACATCAGGTTTCAGTCCGCCCCCTCCCGAACCGTGCGGACACCTCTCAGCGTACACGGCTCTCCATTTATCCTATTTAGAATTTTGAATTGTTTCAAAACAATTCGTGCATGTTGCGAGCGATTTTCTTCGAATAGCTTTCATTTTTATTTCCCAAGGTTTAGTATCTGATAACTCCTTTAATGTTCTCACATGATACATTTTTATTTCATTACATCTTGAGCCACAAAGTTCGCAAGTTTTTTGTTTAAGCCGATTTCCTAAAGTGTTTGGCTTGTCATATTTCTTATATTGAGGCAGATTATCTATCCATTCGAGTGCTATTTCTGATTTTCTTGCAAATCCTTCGTGATAGAATTCACATGTTTTTAAACCCGAGTTTGTGGAGTATTGTACACAGAACACACCGTCTTTTTCATATTTATTTCTGATTTTACTTACAGTGGTGCTATATTTTGATGCAAATGTCTTTTGCAAACTACGTTTCATAATGTAATAAAAATTATTTAGTGAGGATGCATTATAAGCTAATCGATAATAATTATATATCCCCCGAATTTCCGAATTAAATTTACTTACTATCTCAACATCTTTTTTGTTTAAAAGACTTCCCCTATGAAGTACTTTCCACCATTCTTTCCCGTTTTCACCTTTTATGACCTTATATGTTTTATATTCCCGTAGTTTAGATATCCATTTTTCGCTTGGTACTAATAATTGAACCGCACCGTATAATGTTCTGCGTAGTACGCCATTTTCAAGACGCTTATATGCCTTCGACCGTGATATAGAGATATCATATCCTAAGTATCTGCATCTTTCAGCTGAATGGGTAATTTTGGTCTTTTCTTCTGATAGTATTAATTTTAAATTTTCTCTTAGAAACACCTTAATATCTTCTTTTACTTTTTCTGCATCAGCTTTCGAGCCATTTATGCCGATGATAAAATCATCAGCATAACGGTTATATTGTATGCGTTTGAAATTTGGGTCAATATTAAGATTATATGGTAACATCAATCTTTTCTTCTGTAGTTGCTTTATTTCTTTTAACAATATTTTTAGCTCATCTGCATTTAATGTGGATTTTGATTCCCTATATTGGGTAAGCAGTCTAAAATACCTGTTTTGTACTGAATTATATTCTGAAGTCACTTTTCTTTTACCAGTAACACCTAAATCAAAGCTTTTTTTATATTCTTCCATGAACAAATCAATCTCTGAAAGATATATATTCGATAATATCGGGCTCATTCCTGACCCCTGTGGAGTGCCAGAATATGTTTTATGATATTCCCATTGCTCCATATATCCAGCTTTTAGGAATTTCCACATAAGATTTATAAAGCATTCATCATTTATGCGTTTTCGCAATAGATCAATTAATACATGATGGTCAAAACTATCAAAACAAGCTTTTATATCTCCTTCTACTATCCATTTTGTTCCTTTGAACAGATGTTGCGTTTGTATAAGTGCTGTATGGCAACTACGTTTAGGTCTGAAGCCATGCGAATTGTCAGAGAAAGTTGGTTCATAAATTGCTTCTAAAATCATACGGATTACTTCCTGTATCAGCTTATCGTCTGTTGACGGTATTCCTAAAGGTCGTTTATTTTTACTATTTTTCTTAGAAATATAAGTACGTCGAACGGGATTTGGTTGATATGAATGGTCTTTAAGCTTAACAATTATTTTATTAATTCGTTCTAAGCTCATTCCTTTAAGGGTTATTCCATCTGTTCCAGGGGTCATACTTCCCTGTGATTTTGCAATATTTTGATATGCAATAAGATAGAATTCGGGATTATATAAATTTCTATATAATCGTTCGTACTTGTAATTCTTACAAGTTGCCTTTTCTTCTAAATATTTCAATACATGTATAGGATTTCTCATATGCCTCTCGCACCTTCCTTTTGATATATTGATGGATAAACTGCCCTCCTTCGCCTTGTGCATGGCTTTCCCATACTCTGACTACTATGAGAGCTGTGTTACCATGGCAGATATTCAAAACTCTGCATTTCAGCAAGTCTAATAGTCCATCCGGACATTCTGCTTTAGGTAATCTCCGTTTAGTGGTTACTGAAACTTTATAATCGAGCTTTTCATATTGTCGGACGTGACTTTCGTCATTTCCCACTTTCCTGTGGTTGATTTATATTGTGTATCTCGCAAAAGCATATATCTGGACTACTTTTGCCAATATATCGACGAGTACAGTTCCAGTCTACGCCGAGGGTACAGGTGTCCCCAATCTCTGACTATCATTTAAGCAATTCAGCTTTCGTCCTCATATATGAATTTTCATCCATTTTGCACCTCACATGGTGGAACTCCATGCTCTGTGCACTCCGACATGCTACACTCCCCATTCAGTTTCCCTTTTGGATAAGTCGGGGGATGATAGGTTGCAGATTTAACTGCTTGATACATTACCTACTGCTTGCTCAAGGCAGAATTCCAGTAACCCCGCAGATGGCTTACGCCACCCTTACGGACGCAAAAACATATCTGTACTTTCCATTGGCCTTTTTAACCTTAAAACCTATAGCTACATAAGGAGCTATATCATCAGCTTCATAACTCATTACTTTAGTTGTGGCATCTAGAGTATGTCCAAGGAGTACTGCTTGAACTTCCAAAGGTAAGTCTTGAGTTTCAAGCTCTACATCTACCTCTCCCAAACTTGATACTGTCTCTACAGCTCTGTTATCAGCATACAAAGTATCTGAATTACTCTTTGGACTTATCTTTACATTTATTGCTGGTGAAACTAATGCTGGTGTACCATAAGTTGCCGCAGCTTCATCACTTAAAACTGCATATACCAAATTTTCTACTCCTACAGGAGCACTGTTTACTATCCCTGCCATAGACTATTACCTCCCATCCTTAAGTTGAATAAAAAAACCTTATTGCCTTGTGATATATTTTAGTATCTTCCTCAAATAAATCAGCCGCATAAGTCCTTATAAACCCTGCGGCTTTCATAGCATTTGTTATATTTTTTGTAAGTTCTGTATAATCATTTTTACTCCAAAGGTCTATTTGAATATAATAACCTGTTGCTTTTTCTTCATTATCAGCATACTGCTCACCTTGTTCTAGATAATTAAAAAAGGTTATATAGGTATTTTCCTTTCCATTGTATTTTTGAAATGAACTAGGAATATTAAGAGGTTTCAAAGCTTCAAGTATTAAATTGTTTATCATTTTAACCCCTCCTTCAAAGTTTCAGCTATAGTTTTCTGTATTGTATTCTTATTTTTCTCATAAGCTGGTTGTAAAAAGGGACTCGCAGGCATTTTAGAAGTCCCAAATTCAATAAATTTACCATAAAATACTTCTGAGTTATCTCCTCTATCCACACCTACAAGAATATATTTTATTCCCTCTTTCTTTTTTACATTGGTTATCTTAAGACCCTTTCTCAACTTACCACTTCTATCTTTAAAAGCATTGGTTGCTTTTGCATCCTCAAGTACAGGCTCTGCTGCATTTTTCAGTGCTTTATTTTCAAGCTTTCCTACATTTGCACCTATCTGTTGAAGCTTATTTAATATTTCATCAACACCTGTAAGTTCTATATTAGCCACTGCTATCAACCTCCAATGCTTTTATTTCTATATATTTATTTTTATATTTGATATTATCTATGGAGTTTATATTGTACTGTTTTCCCTTAAAAAGAATCCTCATTGTAGTATCAATTTCGTCTGTATACCTTATATTAAATTTCACAGTATTTTCTGTGTGAACAGCTGAAGCTTCAAAATATTCTCTACCATGAAGATTTGTAACAGAGGCCCATAAATCTTTAAAATCTGTCCAAGCTTCAACCTCAAAGCCATTTTCATTTGTTATAGTTTCTAATATTTGAAGTGTTATTCTATTCTTTAATTCCTCTGACTTCATACTGGTACCACCCTATTCATATAAAGAAGTGCATTTCTCGCTTCTTCCAACTTTGTTTTTTCCTCTGGTCTATAGTCATCATATAAAAGTTTCATTTGAAGTATCATTGCCCACTTTATTGCTTCAGGCACTTTATCTGCAGTATCTCCATAACCTGCAACAACTCTAGTCCTTACTGCGTTTACTGATTGAAGTTCCACTATAGGCCAATGTCTACCTGAATTTAAAACAACTCTATTTACAAAGCCATCTAAATCAGCAATGTAATTACTTTCATCAAATAAATACTCTTGCCTAGCAGCATCATAATATTTTATACTTTCTACCTTTTGTACCGGAGAACAGTTATAAAAGACTATTGCATTTCCTCTTGGAAAGCTATCAATCACTAATTCCAGAGTCTGTATTATATATTTTCTATTTTGATAGTTTTCACACCATTCTCTTGCTTGCTTTATAAGACTTGTTATAAGCAGATCATCTTCAATTCCATCTACTCTTAAATGAAGTTTTGCTTCCTCTAAAGTTATGGGTTCTATTGATGGTGGAGTTATTATTTTTATCGCCATGTTTTATCACCTCAAAAGAAAGGAGCCAAAAGGCCCCGTACTTTAATCAACAACTACAGATGATGGAACATCTCCAGCATATTTACTATCTAAAATAAACTCTGCACAGGCAAGATTAGTTGCTTGTGTACTTGCCCCGATTCTTACATTAAGACAGATAAAGCCCTCATTTACATCAAGTCTAGCAGGGTCAATATGAAATGCCACCTGCTTATTCTTCGCCGTATTTGCAACTGTATAGCTTACTCCATCTGCTTTTCTTATAAGCGAATCTCCTAAAGACACATCTTCATTTACCCATATGGGAACACTGTTTGTTATAGGCTTTGCATCTGTCCCTGAAACATCTTTTGCTTCATAAAGAGAAACTACAGTTGCATGACCTACTGCCTGTGTTAAGTTAACTATTACTGTAGCATTTATCACATTTTTCAAACTTACATAATCACCTGTTATTGCAGTGTTAGTGGTTTTAGGTTCTACTGCTTGAACCACTTTATATTTTTCAACTAAGGTTATTATCATAATTTTTTACCTCCTATCTATCACCTAAGGTTACAAACGGGCTTAATGGATTTGCACCCTTATATGGTGTTATTGGTTTATTTTTATAAGGCATACCATTGAATTTATAAATGAATCTAAATACCTGCTCATCATATAAAAATCTTACATGAATAGAAACATCTGCTGTTGGCGCTTTCTTATCTATTCCTATATACTGTGTTGGATCAGCTAAAATGATATCTCCTTTTTTACCAAGCACAGAGCATTGCTCTATTGGAATTATAGGTCTATTAAGTAGTGTCGAATACTGAGAAGTTGATGCCCCACCAGAAGGTAAAAACACAGGTGCCCCACCAGTTCCAATATTTAGAACCATAGTGTAAAGCTGCGGTTCTATTTCTTGGTTTATATACCAAACAGCATTTGTCCTAAGTCTTGCAGGCATTGAACTCCACATTTTAAGTATGTTTTCATATTTTATGGTTCCAGCTGTTTGGCTAGATTCTTTTGCTACAGTAACTAAAGCATCAGAGTTAAGTATCCCAAGTGGCATTCCTACACCACTTCCGTTAATTATGGCATCATCAATTTTGAATGACATTTCATCTGAATAGGCTTGTTTAACTATAGCTTCAAGAGCAGTTGTATCTTGCAATAAATCATCTGTTACATAGCAAAGAGCTAAAAGCTTTTGAAGAGACATTTCAATTTCTCTAAACTTTGGTTTGCTTTGAGCTACTGTTTCAGCTTCACCTACCCAATAAGCCTGAACCCCTCCCCATCTTGAACCATTAGCTCTACTGTTTTCATCAATACCAAGTGCTCTAAGTCTATTGGTATTTGAACCTATTGGAATCATTCTTATTCTGTTTGCCACTTGGCTCTGAGTCATCATAGATTCAAATAAGTCGTTAATAAAATCATTTTCTAGTAAGAATCCACCTTCGGAAGATACACTTTCATTAAGGCTTGTAGCTGAGTTTTGATAAGAAAGTCTATTGTCCATTCTTCCGCCAGGAGAGGAAGCCTTAGCAACAGCACTTAAAAATTCACCCATGCCCTTCCACTTCTTTTCATTATGATCTTTCGGCTGAGCATATATAGGTTCATTTACTGGTGTTTGAGCCTGTTTTTGTCTTTCTGCATCTAGGATATCAATCTCTTTCTGTGCTTCTATTTTAGCTTTATGAGCTTTAATTTCAGTAAGCTTTGCATTTATTTCTTCTGCTGTAGCATCCTCTTTGCTGATTAGGTTTTTAGATTCTATTTCTAAGTCTGATAATTTTGCTAGTAACTCTTTCATTTTCTCTGACATATTAATAATCATTCCTTTCATTTTTAAAATAATAAATGCTCTAAAGTTCACACTCTAAGGCAAGTTTTGATTTCAATAATTTAATTTTTACTAATTCATCCTCATTGTTAATTTCTTTTAATCTTTTATTGTATTGTTCTATAAAGTTTCTAGTGCTATCTTTTACACTATTTTGTATTGCAAATCTGCTAAACATAAAGGAATTTTCTACAGGCTCTGTAACCTCTTCTTCTTTGCTTTGAATATAAAGCATTCCATCTACAAAGCCTTCACTTACAGCTTTTTTAGCACTCATCCAAGTTTCCTCATCCATCATCTGCGATATCTTAGCGCTAGACTTTTTAGTTTTAAGCTGATAGGCATTGATTATAGTATCCTTAACTTCGTCCAGTACATCAGCGCCATGCCTTAAGTCTTTAGCTTCACCCTGAAAGTTTCCCCAAGGATTGTGAATCATTAAGATTGAGGTTGGAGACATTAAAATTTCATCCCCTGCCATGGCTATAACGGAAGCTGCTGATATTGCAACGCCATCCACTTTTACCTTTACTTTTCCCTTATGTTCCTTAAGGGCTGTGTAAATCCTTGAAGCTGCATAAACATCGCCACCATAAGAATTAATCCAAACATTTATATCTTTGCCCTTATACTGGCTAAGCTCTCCCATGAAGCCCTTTGGTGTTACATTCTCTATTCCAAAGAGCATGGACCAAAAATCATCATCCATAGCAATATCACCATCAATTCTAAGCTCTATCTCCTCCCCATTTTCTTCATTCTCTATAAAGTTCCAAAATGGCAAGTTAATCACTTCCTCTCATTAACTAAATTAAATACTTCTTCTCTTAGGGCCTTAAGTTGTTCTTCTCGCTTTCCTGCTTCACTCATATTCATAGGTTCTAAATAACGGTCACCATTTTCTATAGGATTCATATTCTCAAGCCTTCTAATATCATTAACAGAAAGCCAGCCCCATTGCCTTCCTTGAGCATAGGCTTCGTATCTTGATTTAATATCACCACGAAGCAGTCCACTTATATTAAATTCAAAGTACCTATTTTTCCTTTTTGATTCAGGAGATAGAAGCTGTAGGTTTAAATTCTCCTCCCATCTTTTAAACCAAGGAAGCATAGTGTACATTATAAATTCAAGGCTCTGGTGTTCAATATTGTTGTTAGTGGATCTTGTTAAATCCTGCACCAGATGAAGGGGCACTCTAAATATTCTGCACACATCTTCTATTCTAAATCTCTTAGATTCTATAAACTGTGCATCCGTAAGCTTCATAGTAATTTCTTTAAATTGACCACCACCTTCAAGTATCATAGGAACTCCTGCATTGGATAGCCCTGTGTAGTTTTTGGTTATATCTTTTTTAAGCCTTTGAAAAGCTTCATCACCCAGCTCATTAGGATACTGAAATATTCCGCTGGTTGAGGCCCTATTATGATAAAAGTTTCTTTCAAATTTATCCTGGGATAATCCAATATCAATAGTTAATGCTGCATAGCTAAGAGGTGTTATTCCAATATAGCCATCCAAGGTTAATCCCGGAATATGAAGTATTTCATCTCTTGTTTTGGGTTCTGTTTTCCCATCAATAAAATAGAGTAATCTTCCTGAACTTTTATCAATATCAATTCTTACTCTTTCCCAAGATATAGGTCTAAGCTCTAAAAGATCTCCATGAAGATTGAAAACTTTCTGTGCTATTAGATTTCCTCCCAGGTTTATATTACTCATACCAAATTCTTTAAACTGCCCTGGAGTCATTTCTGCATTGGGTGCATAATGAAGCACACCATATTCAGCAGCATCCGTTATTTGCTTTCTATTTCCTTCATCATCTTTTTCATAAAGAAATATGGGACAGCTTGCCAATGTTTCTGAAAGCACTCTGTTACAAGCAAACACTGCTGAGAAACTCATAGTTGTTTCTGCATCAACTCTTAAATTGTCACCTGTCGGAACGTCCTCTCCACTTAAAAAATCCTGAGAATATTTCTGCAGGACTTCAAACAAAGCATTTTGTGGAGATAAAAATAATTTTACTCTATCTTTAAATTTCAAAGCACCATCTCCTAATCCAATAGACTTCTCATACCTCTTTTCTCATATATGTTTTCTTTTATTTCCTTTCTTATAGCTCTATCCAGTGCCATAATAAGGGCCACCACACCATCTATTTTTTCAGTGGATTTTTCTTTATCAGGCTTTATGTTACCAGCAGGATCTGTTCTAACAAAAACATTATCCATCATCCAAGATAACACCGGATGTGCTCCATGAGCTACTTTATTCTCTAAGGTTACCTTCATAAGTTCTTTAGTTGGTGGACTCATATCTTTATAACCTTGACCAAAAGGAACCACAGTAAAGCCTAATCCATCTAAGTTCTGCACCATCTGCACGGCTCCCCACCTATCAAAAGCTATTTGTTTTATGTTATATTTCTTTCCAAGCTCCTCTATAAAGCTTTCAATAAATCCATAATGAATAACATTTCCTTCTGTAGTTTTAAGAAAACCTTGCTTTTGCCATACATCATAAGGCACATGGTCACGTCTAACTCTAAGTTTTAAGTTTTCTTCCGGTATCCAAAAGAAAGGTAAAACATAATATCTATCATCGTCAGCTGTTGGTGGAAATATTAACACAAAGGCTGTAATATCATTGGTACTTGAAAGGTCCAGTCCACCATAACATTCTCTGCCTTTTAGCTTTTCAGCATTAACTTCAAAAGAGCATTTATCCCATATGTCCATTGGCATCCAACGTACTGATTGTTTCACCCATTGATTAAGTCTAAGCTGACGGAAGATATTTTCTTCTGCCGGGTTTTCTTTTGCACTTTGGAAGGCATCTCTTACTTTTTCAATAGGTA